TTCCCGTCCTCCAGCTTCAGCTCCTTCACCCAGCCAGCGGCGGGGGCCTCGACCCCCTTGAGGGTCTGGTGCTCATAGTCCACCACCAGATCGACGCCGCGTTGGGCGATCTGTGCCTTCATCGCCTGGAAGCTGCCCTCGTCCACATCAAACTCGCCCTTGGAGCTGACGACGTGGCCCAGGGGGAGGACGGTGATGGTCTCCGGGGCTCCCGTGAGCTCCACGCCGCCGCCCTTCAGAATAAAAAAGTCCTTCATTTTCCGGTGTCCTCCTTTATGCTTGCGCCGCGCCCCGTTATAACGCCGTTAGTACGCCCCACAACGGCCCCCGGGGCCCTGCCCCGTAACTTTACCCTCCCCGGCGTTGGCGTCGCTGTGTGGGCCCCTGTGCGCCTATTTGGGGGCTCCCTCCTTTTGCCGGGCTTGGTAGGCTTTCACCAGCGGCTCCGGGTAGTCCTTCAGGTCGGGCTCGAAGCGTACCTTTGCCGGGTTGGTGCCGAAGTGCGGGTCGGGCGCGACTGCCGGGAACGAGGTCTCCACAGTCAGCCCCCGCTGCTCCACCTGACGCTTGGAGAGCGTCTTCACGGTGCAGCGGCACTTGAAGCCATTAGGGGGGAACCAGGTATTCCAGACGGGGGAGTCTGCCGGGAAGACGCGCCCATCCATCTCCAGGTGGCTGGGGCGGGTGTGAGAGTCGTTGACCGCGTCGTACTGCCAGAAGGGACGCAGCTCCATGACGGCGGGGTCGGTCATTTGCTGGTAATGGCCCACATTGTAGGCCGTCTGGATATTGGTGCGGAAAATCAGATCGGCCTGCTCCGGGTTAAGCCCTTCGTAGCCTTCCGACTCCAGGAAGTCGTTCATATTGGCCTGGAACTCCTGGAGGGTGCTGCCCTCCTCCAGCGCGGAGAGCAGCTCGTCGTAAAACTTCTTGAGGATTTGGGCCTTGGTGTAGCCGCTGACGGTGAAGGCCAGGGCCCGGTATTCCTCGGAGATCTGATAAAAGATCTCCGCCGTAAACGGGACGCGCTCCTTGAAGTAGTCCACAGCCTCCTGGAAGGTCATGTCCTCCCGGCTGAAGATCGTGTCAATGCCGTCCATCTTCCAGGGCCCTCCCCTCCAGGTTGGCGTACACCATGACCTTCTGGAGCAGCTCCTCCGCCTGGGTGACGTCCATCGCCTTATAGAGCTCGGCGACAGCCTTCTCGTCCTCCATCATGTCCCGGAGCTCCTCCAGGCTCCCCGCATTCTCAATTATTTTGAGAATTGGGGCGAAGGCTTTCTTGAAGCTGCCAGCTCCGCGCCTGACGGCGGCGTCGGCCAGCCGGTCGATATGCGCCTGGGTGCCGGGCCCTGCGTCGGCCCCGGCCTTCAACGCAATGGTCGGCGCGGGCGGTTCCTGTTTGAACGGGAGGACGCTCGGCCCCGCTGCGGCCCGGGGTGCGGCGACCTCCTCGTCGGCCTCCGGCTCCGGGATGCTGAACTTCTTGTAGATGTAACTGGTGGGTACCCGCAGCCCGATCTTCCCGATGAGCACGTCCAGGATGTTGGCGGTCTGCTCCAGGTCTTCCCCTTCCTCGCAGTCAAACTGTATCTTGGGGATGCGCTTGTCCTCACCGAAGTTGAAGATGCACAGGGGCCGGATGAGGTCACGCCGGAGGGTGGAGGCCAGGGCCTTGCAGTCAGCCACGGTCAGGTCGTGCCGGACGTCGTTGTGGGTCTTGCTCTGGGCGTAGCTGCCGCCGCCGCTGTCCGAAGTGAGGGTCTGGCCCAGGATAGCCTTGCTGATCTGCTCGTCGCAGTAACGGGCCAGCCGCTCATAGAGGTCGGTGGAGCTGGTTTTTTCCGTGGTGATGAAGTCGATGGTGGTGCCGTCCGGGATGATGCCCGCCGCGTCCGCACCGATCTGGATGAGGGCTTGCATGAGGGCCACCTTGTCTGCCTCGCTCGCCCCGGGCGCATACTTGCCCAGCCGGAGCGGGAGGCCGTAGACCTCGGCGAAGCTGACCCAGTCCTTCAGGTCGTAATTCTTGAACAGGTACATCCAGGCCACGACCCGGAGGATACCCGCCCGGGAGCTGTGCCCGCTGCGGGCCTTGTACCTGTGGACGATGAACTTGTTCGCCGGGAGCAGCAGCCCCTCGGAGTGCTCCTGGGTGCGTACCTTGAATGAGTCGTCCAGGCTGTCCCAGAAGAACCGCTTCTGGTGCCGGGACTTGATCTGGGTGACGACGACGTGCCCCTCGTCATAGCCCCACATGATCTCCGAGACGGCGAAGCCCTTTCCGATCGCGTCCAGCAGATCGTTCTCCACGTCCTCGAAGCCCTCCATGCCGCCGAGCTGCTCCTCAATGAAGGCGGCGATCTCCTTGTCCCGGGGGTCGTCGCTGAACGGGATGATCTCGAAGTCCAGGCCGGTGACGGCGTTCTTCCGGGTCTGGAGCTGGCTGAACAGGTGGGGGTCTTTTTCCTCCATCTCCTCGAACAGCTCCATCTGCCGCAGCACGTCACCTGCGTCGGCCTCCTTGAGTATCTCAGCCAGCTTGACGGGGGTGAGGCCGTTGCTGGGGTATTCGCTGTATTTGTCCGTCACATGGGCAACGGCAATCTCCTGGGTATCGGGACGGCGCGGGGGCGCGGGCGGTGCCTGAGCGTTCTGCCGCTGCCGCTTTCTTCTGCTCATTCCACAGCCTCCTCAATGCGCCGCTGCGCGATCTGATAGAAGTCGTCGTCCAGCTCCACGCCGATGAACCGCCGTCCGGTCTTCTTGGCGGCGACCAGGGTAGAGCCGCTCCCGGCGAAGGGGTCGAGGATGAGGTCGCCGGGTTTGGTAACGCTGGTGATGAGGTTGGCCAGGAGGCCCACGGGCTTCTCGGTCGGGTGTACCATCTGGGAGCTGTTGATTTTCTGGAAGGTGACAAGGTCTTTCGGGCGGTGCCCGGGGAAGCTGAACTTTCCCTTGACCGCAAAGATGATGTTCTCATGGGAGGGGGCGAACGCCGCCTTGGTGTCGCCCATGCCGTGAAACACCTTGTCCCAGATCACTTCGCTCTTGACCTGGAAGCCCGCCAGCTTCATCGCGTCGATGAAGGTCTGCTGCACATCCCAGCGGGTAAAGCAGACCAGGGAACCCCGGCCCGACTCCCCGGATTTGAGAACCCGGAAGGCGTCATAGAGGAACCAGATAAAGGGCGACTTGTCGTTCTTGATTTTGGCCCCGGTCTGGGAAACGTAATTGATACCATAGGGCGGGTCGGTGATGATCGCGTCCACGCTTTCCGGCTCCATCTGCCGGAGTACGGTGAGGCTGTCACCATGTATGAGGGTGTTTTCCTTGATTTCGATATTGATATATCTCACCTCCTTAATACGCGCCCCGCTTGAAGTCCAGGGCGCGGGCGATGACGCTCCGGTAATCGACACGCCGACCGACCTTTATATCCAGGGCCAGCTTGACCGCCATCTGCAGACCGTCCGGGCCGTCGTCATTCTTGCCCATCGGGTACTCGGTCATCTGCTTTAACAGGGCCTTGTGCTTTTTGCTGAACTTGGCATAGCCGTTCTTCAGACCGCCGCCGCCTTCTGCCGCATGATCTCGGCAAAGTAATACTGGAACTGCACCGTTTCGACCCCGAATTTGTAGTAGGGCCGCTTATAATCCCGCTGCAGGCGGCGGCTGGCCTCCAGCGCGTCCTCGATGATCTGGTCGGGCTTCCGCTTGGCGATGTCCGCGATGACCACATACAGATAGCCGGTCATGGTATCCTTGGCCAAGGCGAAAATGCTGCTGGTGTCCGATTTCTTGTTTTTGCCCAGCGATGGGTCGTTTGCCCCGATAAACAGAAAACGCGGGTCGGAGAAGTCCGGTTGCTGTTTTCCGTCATCGTCCCAGAAGTCGAACCATTCTTCCTGGAAGGTGCAGTTTTCCGGGTCAATCGGGTCATTCTGGATTTCACTGTTAAAGCTGGCCTCGCCCTCTGAAATGCGGATGACCATGAGGTCATAATAGGAGAGCTTTTCTTCCCATAGGACGGCAGTACCCTGCAGCATCTCCTCGCGGTTGGCCTCGTAAAAGGCCAGGGCCTCCTCCTGCCTTCTGTCGTTGCTGAGATCGGTGAATATCCGCTCCCAGGCGTCCCACAGCTCCGTATGATCCGCAAAGCTGATAACGCCCTGGTATCTCACCGCTTTGTAGCTTGGGTTTTTGGCGACATTCGCCAGCAGCGCGTCGAAGTGCAGCAGCGTCCCAATATACACGATGTCGGTATAGGTGTCGCCCGCCTTGGAGACCGCCTTATAAAACCAATCCCGGAGCTTTTTGCGCTGCTCCGGTGTGTTCACATTCTCGTCATTCTCCAGATCGTCGCAGACAATGAGGTCGGGTCTCCACTGCTTATGTCGCCGACCGCGGATTTTCTTGCCGGAGCCGATTGCCTCGATCTTGACCCCGTTGGCCAGCAGGATGACCGATGATTTCCAGACCCGGCCCTGCAGCTCTCCGAAGTCCTCTCGCAGCGCCGCGTTTTCCTCCAGCTCCGTTTTGATGTCCGCCAGAAACCCCTCGGCCTGTTCCGAACTGTCGGAGAGGATGATGATGTAATGCTTGTATGCGTAAAGGGCTGCGTGCAGATCGTCCTTGAAGGTAAAGGTGGTGCTTTTGGCGTGGCCACGCGGAGCCTCGATTGCTCTGCGGCATCCGTCCCCCCGGCTGATCTCCTTTGCGTCAGTGTCTGGATTTTTCCCCTTTAGCACACCCTCCCGCCATATCCTGTCCAGCTCCCCGTGAAAGGCGGGTGAGCTACGGACAAAGTAATGGGCGAGATAGGCCCGGCCAAAATACTCCAGGTCGAAGGCCCCCAGCCTGCGCCGCAGGCCCTTCGACCCGGTCAGCTCTTTCCCGGCGCGGTAGTCCCGCAGGAGTGCCGCACGCTGCTCCGGAAAGTTGTCTCCCCGGACAACATATTCGAGAAAAAGCTGCTGCTGATATTCCCGGTTTGCCACCGCTTCCCGGTCTTCCGGTTCCTCCAGTTTTTCCAGGTATTCGGTGAGGTCAATCTTCGCCATCGGTCAGCACCTTCTCTCTCGCACGAGCCAGAACATCATGCAGCTCCCCTACAAGCTCCGGGTGCTGCCGGATCGCCGCCATCAGCTCCGCCTCCATCTGGTCAAAGGCAAGCTCCGCCTTTTTCTTCAGATCGGCCCGGACGCGTTTTTCATAGGTGGCATTCCGGGAAAGGGAAGCGATCAGCCGCCCGGCCTTATCCAGCGGCAGCTCGTCGAACTCCTCCTCGGCGGTGCTGACCCGCTGCATGAGGCCGTCCATCAGCACCAGCTCCGCCGCCTTGGTATAATCGAGGTCGGGGTGAGCCTCCACCGCCTGGGCGATTGCCTGGGTGCGCTGCAGCGTCTCAGCGACGCGCTGCGCCGCCTCTCTGGTGCGGACGGCATAGCGCCCGACTGCCGATTTACTGATGGGATAGCCCTCCTCTTTCAGCCATTCCGACAGCTCCATGTAGGTGTTGGCCGGGTTTGCCAGTTTCATCTCAAACTGTGATTTGAGAGGCTCCGGCAGATCGTCCACGCTGGAATGGATGCGCCTGCGCCGACGCTTCTTGTCAGACATTGACACCACCGTCCTGGATGGTATCTTCCACCAGGTCGATGCCTTTCTTGGTGAGCTGCACCACCGCATCTTTGCGGTAGGCATTATAGGCACTGACCGACCGGGCGGTGAAAGCGATGTAGCCGCCATCCTCCAGGTACTTGAGGTACTTGCCGATGTCCGGCGTCATGATGAGGTTATCTGCCATGAGTGCGTTTACGATCTGGCGCACCAGCAACGCACCGTTGTTACCTCTGGCCAGGGCGCGCATGATATAGCCCCGGATCGCTTTGTTCTTTTCCACCTCCTGCTCGGTGGTTTCATCTAAAAAGGCCATATCTATCCCTCCTTCCTGCCTACTGAGATGAGATTAAGAACCCTGTCGAGCTTCTGGTCTAACCCGCTGATATTGTGATCAACGCTGTTCATGCTGCGGATAAAGTCTTCCCGCAGGGTATAGACCAGGGGCAAATCGCTTTTCAGATCGCCCAGCTGCCCGGACAGGTCTTTGATGTCCTGCTCCCGCTTGCGTTCCTCCTCCCGGATGTCGGCGGCGTTTTTCTTGTCGGCCTCCTCCAGCGATACAAGCGTCTTCTTGATAAAATAGGTCAGCGCCCCCACGACCAGGGTGCAGAGCAGCGACGCCGATGCCCCGATGATGGCGGTGATTTGGGTGACATCCATAGGGGCCTCCTTTACTGCGGCTGTGCGCTATCGTCGAATACAATGCTCTCGGGCAGCAGGATGGGATCGGCCTGCTTTACCTTCAGAACCTCGTTTTCAATGCACTTTTTCAGATAGCTGTCAAAGCTGCCCAGATTCTTGGTGATGACCCGCTGCGCCTCCGGGCCAATCTGCTTCTTTACATCATTAAATACATCCCTGCCCAGGGCCACCAGCTCCGCCCGGTCTTTTGTCCCGGCCTTAACCGCCTCCCGCAGCGCCTTGGCGGTGGTCTGTTCCATTGCGCCCACCGACAAGGTGACCAAGTTGGCTACATCCAGGACGGCGTTGTTCAGCAGCTGCCGGGCTTTCTCGTCAGCGATCTGTGCTGTCTGCGCCTGCAGCTTCGACGCTCCCAGGCGGATGTAGTAGATCGCGTATGTCCCGGCTAGCGTGATGACCGCCAGCATCAGGTTTACCAGGGTTTCGCTGACTACGCTCTGAATGATTTCCATGTTCATGTTTGCGTCCTCCTTTAGACAAAAAAATTGAGAGTAGAAGCATAGCTTCTACTCTCATGTTACTGCCTTTTCCCGGAAGGTTACATACGAACTACTTCTAAGAAAAGCGTTTAGGATTGCCTGTTTTCCGGGCCGACATAGTCAAAAATGCTTATCTGGCCTTCGGCGCAGCCCTCGCCGCAAAGCTGCCGTACCCATCGCTCCGTTACACCATATTTTTTAGCAAGCTGTGGGTGGTTGTATCCGTTAAACTCGCCCTTGATGCGGGCATCCCGAGCGGGACGAAGGATGCTCTCCGGCTTGGGGATATAAACCGTTGCGCCGCCGACCACCTCGGCCAGCTTGTAAAAATTGGAGACGCCGATCTCCTCGGCAATTTGCTTATACAGGCCCTCCGGTATCATCTCAAGCGTCAGATCTTTCAAAAGCTCATCCATGTCCCGCCTCCTTTATCAGCCTGCCTTATTCTGGAGCAGCCTGCCCATAACGCCCAAAACCTCCCCGACCGTGATCTCCTGGCCGAGTTTCTTTTCCCAATACTCCGGGCTTTCGATCACTCCGGCGTCTACAAGGGCCTGCAGGCCCTCCGTCTGCCACTTGGGGTACTGTGCCGCCTCCGGCTGCTGGGCGGGCGTGTCGGGGCTTTGCGGTGTCTCATAGGCGAGAATTGCCGCCAGCATTTCGACCACCTTTGCGCCGTACCCTTTGCCGGGTACCGCCCAGCCCTTGCCGTTGGGGTTGTCCGCTGCCCCCAGCCACTCCACATAGGGGGCGCTGCCCCTGGCCACCAGAGAGAAGCGTGGGTCAACACAGCTGCCCGCCAGGGCCTCGGTGGAAGCGTAGGCTTTGAGATGCTGTACCTGCGCCCGGACGCCGGTGCGGGGATCGGGGAAGGTCGCGGCCTGCCCCTTGGCGTTTCCATTCAGCGCACCGATGCCAGCGAAGTTGTTCTGTGTGGGCTTCACATCCCCCTTAAACTGCCAGTACCCGGTTTCCAGACAGGACTGCGCAAAAGCGATGTCGCCCCGCACACCCTCCGCCGCTCCCTCGGAGAGATAGAGCGGCACCATGTCCAGAACGCTCTGGGCCACCTTCGGATTCTTGGCCTTAATGTAGATGCGCATCTGCTCCGCTGTGGCCACCGCCGCGCCCATGATCTTGGTGCCGGACACACCGCTGGGAGCAGCGGCCCCGCCGCCCATCGTGGCCTTGACCGCCGCCCGGAAGGTGTTCATGGTGTAAGGCATACCGAGCTGGCTCCAGAGATGCTCTGGGTCGCCGTGAT